ATATACAGTAACTGGAACCTGAGTTGTTTTATCATCAGGACAAGTTATTGTCATTTTAATATCCTCACCAATTGACTTGGCACGAATATTTAAAAATACAAACTCAATATCAAATGTGGGAAGACTGTCAACATCAACTCCCTTAGTTAAAATACACTTTTTTAAAACATCTGTGACAGCATTTGTAATCTGATTTTCATCCTTTGATTCTAAAGCTAAAATCAAAATTTTTTCTTCTCTGACAAGAAAAGGTCTGTATTTAATTTTTTTATTTGATGATGGTAACTTCAACTCATAGGTTGGAGTGTCTATCATTGGTAATGGCATAATTTATTAATTCTGGAATGTTCTAATAGTGTGTCCGAATATTGGGTCTACAGTTTCAGTATAGGACGCACCTCCTGGCGTTCTATTCACAACATCCTTCCCAAGATTTGGCGAGGGATTAGTGAGAACGGCACTATTCGGATCTTCATAATTAAACCTAGTGAAGAATCTATCATAAGCAAACTGTACATTACATTGTAACACATTTGGATCACCATAGGCAACTCTCATCGATGTCATATTAGTTGGCCAAATATTAACAAACTCATAACTTGTCAAATTAGTTTTATAATCACTCGTTGTAGAGTCTTTATCTATGAAAGTATCTCTCTCGAATTTTGTGATATGAATAATTTCTTTGTAGTCTCTTGGATAATTAAAACGTGTATATGCACTACTATTTCTTTTATTACCTTGAATTGGATTGATATATGTCATCCAAGTTTCCAAAACCTCTAGAATCACCATGTCTGCATCACAATAAAAAGTAAGATTAAGTGGAGGAAAGTTTCTAATGACTGGAAACTCCTCTTGAATACCTTGATAATGTCCAACTGCAAGGTTGGTTTCATACTGAGTGCCTGGAATTTCTGCTTGAGTGCATAGAAGAGACATCTTTCTTTGAAAGTCTCTACCTTGATTTCTATTTTTATTAGGGACTTTCTCTAACCAAGTCTCATAATTTCCAAAGGAAAACATAACTTGATAGAGAGTATCAAGAGAAGGTCGTGCAATACTATCTCTAACATCTGCAATGTTACCTTTAAATATATTTGATCTTCTTGGAAATAAATTATTTTCTGACACAATAAATAAATTTAAGTTGTTATTACTATATATGAGCTATAAAGGGATATATCGACCTTCTAATCCTAAAAAGTATAAAGGTGACTCTCAAAATATTATTTATAGGTCTTTGTGGGAAAGAAAATTCATGAATTACTGTGACTTGAATGAAAATATACTTGAATGGGCGTCTGAAGAATTTTGGATTCCTTATCTAGACCCGACAACAAATCGTGTTCGCAGATATTTTCCAGACTTCTTTATTAAATATAAGGACAAAGACAATAATATTCGTAGATCGGTGATAGAAGTAAAACCGATGAGAGAAACACTACAACCAAAGCCAACAAAAGGTAAATCAAGAAAGACAATGATAAATGAATCAATGACATATGTGAAGAATCAAGCGAAATGGAAAGCAGCAAGAGAATTTTGTGAAGATCGTAAATTGGAATTTAAAATCATGACCGAAAAAGAACTAGGAATCAGATGAGTATTCTACAGAATATATTGAATAAAGTAACTGGTCAAGTCAGCGAAGAATTTTTTCGTGGTCAATTACTTGAGGAACTTGGTTCAACAAACTTTGAGACTGATTATGCAGATACAGCTGGATTTGCTCCTGGCGAATTATATTTTTTTACATACCAAGCTCAAACAAAACAACCATATTATGACATGTATCCACTCACATATGTAATTGAAATGAGGTCAAATGGATTTCTAGGTTGTAATCTACACTATGTTAAATTAACTGAAAGAGACGAACTTGCAATGAGCTTACTAAATAACTCTGCTCAAGGTTCAGTTGCAGTTCCACAAAGAACACTACATAAATATGTTTATGCTGGTGTAAGAGGAACACCATATAGAATTCCAAACGCTGAGTGGTCAGATGTGGCACAATTACCCACTGAAAGATTTATTGATATGTCGGGCATCCCAGTTCCAAGAAGTAGAGTTTACAACAAAAACTAATGTCAAAAAGTAGAGTTTATGCTATAGATGACGCCAGAGTGTCATATGAATTTGATGCTAATCAAAATTTGTTAGGAATAACAAAGGATGGGAGTCCTGTAAATCCAACTAGTTCAGATTTTACAACACTGAGTTCTTCTGACGAGGCGGTATCGGCGTTTAACGTAAATAAATATGGAACAAACGTAAATGCATATGGAGACTCTGTTGATAAAGCTGAAGCAGAGGTTCTTGCAGAACATTTTGCTGATGAAACATCAAAAAAGAATAATGCACAATTCGTTGAAGAAGATTTTGATAGTCCAGCACCAATTGCATATAACACTGGCAGCAACGTAGGAGATTATGAAAGAGATGAAAGAAAGAAATATATATTTTTTGGTAAAAAAATAAAAAGTGATATCATGGCGTATCCAGTTGATATCGATCCATCTCAAGATCACTTTAAAATAACAAGATATAGGTACGCTAGACCAGATGTAAACCAAAGTAAACCACCACGCAAAGAGGATCTTGTTCCTCCATTTGGATTGGCAAGAATCAACGTGGCTGGTGATGGCGTGAGAGGTAGTAAACAACTCGGAAGTATTATATTACCAATGCCAAAAGCGACTGACGTAAATGGTGTTGAATGGGGAAAAAGTGATTTAACAACAAGTGGACTTGCAGCTTTAGGTCTTGCTCGAGGAATGTCACTTGGAGGAAGATTGACAGGAAAAACAGATTTGCAGAGAGCGATTGATATGAATGCAGGGACTGGCGGTGGCGGTGGTGGAACTCAATTATTTGGAGTAGAACAAAGAGGTCTTCCAGATTTTTTCAATAGAACGAGACAGTTTGGTCAAGCTCGAATGGCACAATCAATATCTCAGTTCGCTGGTAATAGATTTGGTGTAGACTTAGATGCAGATACATTTTTAGCAAGAACTGGTGGACAAGTCTTAAATCCAAACTCAGAGATGTTATTCCAAGGGCCTGTTATCAGAGACTTTTCCTTTAAATTTTTAATGTTTGCAAGAAGTGAAGATGAAGGTAGAGAAATTAGAAAAATTATTCGTTTTCTAAAATTAGGAATGGCACCAAAATTTAGAAATACAGTTTTTCTAGAAACTCCTGACATATTCACCTTAGAGTACAAAAACGGTAAATCAGACAAAGATCAATTGAAAACTGTTAACCGATTCAATCCAGGCGGACTTGCATTGACCACCATGAACGTGGACTACGCTCCAAATGGTTATTGGTCTGCATATCAGGATTCACAACCAGTGCAACTTACAATGGAACTTAATTTCACTGAACTAAGACCAATATATCAACAAGACCAAGATATAACTCCAGAAGATAGTGTAGGTTACTAATATGACATACTCAAGTTCACCAAATAGTTACTTTAAACAACTTCCAGACCTTGATTATCCATCATTGTCGAATGATCGAAACTCTGTCTATGACTATCAAATTGTAAAAAATATATTTAAGAGAGCAGTCATTCGTAATGATATTTTTAACGAGGTCACAGCTTTTACAAAATATTCTGTGGAAGGTGATGAAAGACCAGATCAGGTTGCATATAAATTTTACGGCGATCCCACACTTGATTGGGTTGTTTTAACGACTAACAACATAGTTCATGTTAGAGATGAATGGCCTATGGGCCCCAATGATTTTTTGACATATTTAAATTCAAAATACACAGCTCAACAATTAACCAATATACATCATTATGAGACTAAACTAATAAGAGATTCTAATGGAAGATTAATTCAACCTATTGGTTTAAAAGTTCCAGCTGATCACTCCATCAGTTTTTTAGACAATGGTTCTTTAAGAACAGAAACATCACTTACATCACACACGTTTTTACAACATGAAACCGATTTAAATGATGCAAAAAGAAATATTAATATTTTAAGATCTGAATATCTAAATCTTTTCTTAGAGGACTTTGCCAATATTATGGAATATCAAGAATCAAATCAATTTGTGAGTGAAAATCTTAAAAAGACAGAGAATCCAAGAATAATTTCCCCATAAAAAAAGAGGTCACTTTGAGCGACCTCTGGCGTAAAAAATGGCCCGAAATTTTTTTCGGGGTATTTCCTAATTTTCAGCTAATTTTGCAAAATA